CGCGAGTCGGCGTGATACGCGCGCGAGATCTGGAGCGGGCCGAGGCTCTTGCCGTTGTCGCCAAGGATGGCGCCGTGGCGGCCGCTGGTCTCGACCTGGTGCAACGCCCGCCAGAAGCTTTCCGGCGGAGCGGCGTGGCTGGCGGATGCCAGCGCGAGGAGCGCGAGGAGGAGCTTCACGACGCCACCTCCGCGCGGAAGATCGGCGCCATCGAATACTTGCCGAGCGCGTAGACGTACTCGCCGCGGTCGTCGCTGCGGATCTTCACGCGCTTCGTGCTGCCGTGAGCCTCGACCGTAGCGAAGGAGCCCTTGCGGTCGATAACCTTTACTGAGAAGACGCAGTCGTAATCACAAGCGCTGCGAGCTTCGAGAACCTGGCCGGATTGGATGGGAGCGGTCATTTGTCGTTGTGGTGTCTCGGGCGTGATTGCCTCCGACACCACCGACAATGCAGACGCGCCCGCCGCAGTCAACTCTTTTTCTCAAAATTCTATCCGGCTGAATCTGACAGTCAGACGTCGACGGCGTCCGCGAGCGCATCGCTGCCGAAGTCGCACGACAGCGGCTCCGCCTTCGCGGCCACGTAAAGCTGCGCGAGGATGCCAGGCGTCGACAGCTCCGCGTTGCTCAGATACTGGTCGAACTTGTCGCCGCGCAGCCAGAGCTTCGCGATCCACGGCGTCAGCGGAGCCTTGCCTGACTGAGCCGCGGCCGAGTCGACGTAGAGCGCGAACAGCGCAGACGACTCCCGCGCGGCGCGGTCCCAGCGGTGCGCGACGAGGCGGATGTAGTTGCCCGAGATGCCGCTCGGAAGGTTGAAGGTTTTCTGGAGAGCCATAGTCGTCAGGTGTATTCGGTGAACTCGACCGAGAAGCGCGCGTTCCCGGCTGGGACGTTGGTCCCGTCGAGCGTGGTCACGCGCACCACGGCGTTGGTGCTTGAGTTGCCCGCGGCGTCGAAGTCGTAGGCCGCGACGAGGTTCGCGTCTGAAGCGCATTGCGCGGTGCCGATGTCGGGCTTGGCCCCGAAGCCGCGGTTGGTCAGCGACACGTTGAAGCTCTCGGTGGTAGCGCCTCCGGCCAGCGTGACGACGACCGAGTCCGAGAAGATGACGTTAATCTGCCGCGTGCTGCTTCCGCCGCCGGTCTTGATGCCGGTCGTCGTGACGTCCGAGTCGTCATACTTTGAGATGTCGCCGGTGCCAATGGAGGCATTGCCTACGGCGTTGGCGTTGCCAAGCGAGGCCCAGGCGGATGCGGTGCCCGTGCGATTGACTGCGCGAACGCGAACATAGCCGGCCACTAGGGTTGCGCTGTAGAGAAAGCACTCGGTCGCGCGAGTCGTGACGAAAAAGTTGGCGCCGTCGAGAGGCGTCCAACTGTAGTTCGTGGCCCCATCAGAATCCGTCGTCGTTGCCTTGACCTCGTAATACGCAAAGTCGGATTGAGTGTTGGCGGCCCAGCCGACTCGTGTTCCGAAAACAAAGGACGTTGTGCCGGGGAAATACTTCGGCTTTACGCCGTCGCTCGTGATCGTGCCACCGGTCGGCGTCGTCACCGTGCCCGAGTAGTTAGGAGCCGTGCGCGAAAGCGTAGCCGAGATCGCGCTTGCCGCGTTGGAGAACGACAGCGCGCGGGCCGCGAACTCGTAAGCGACTCCAGGAAAAAGGTCGTCGATGGACGCCGCGATTGAGCCCGACGACAGCACGTTCGCGACGACGTATTCGCTTGCCCCGCTGCGCCGATAGAGGATCTGGAGCACCGCGCCACCCGTCGGCATTGCAGGCGCCGTCACCGTGATGCGAGCTACCGCGGTGCCGTCGCTCGCGAGGTAGGTCGTCTCGCTTGCATAGGTCGGAGCGTTCGGCGTGGACGGTGCGACGTTGGAGACGGCGCCGGCGGTGATCGCGACTGGCGTCGCTTGCACGCGGGTCGCGAAGCCGGACACGTTCTCGAGCGCATCGTAGGCGTTGACCCAGTAATAATACGTCGTGCCTACCGCGACGTCCACGTCGACGAAGCGCGATGCGTCGACCTCGGCGATCTTGTTCGTGTTCGCGTTGGCCGGCGTGACGCCGGTCGTGTTGCGGTAGATGCCGTACTCAGAGAAGTCGGGCGCGGTCGAATCGTCCCAGTCGAGGCCCACCGCGGAGCCCGTTCCGATGGTCGCGACGAGGTTCGTCGGGATGCTGGGCGCGACCGTGTCCTTCTGCACGTTGACCGTCGCGCTGACGTAGGACGTCGAGACCTTAAAGAAGCTCTCGCCGAAGATGCGGACGTTGTAGGTTGTACCGATCTTAACGTCGCTTGAGATGTAATCCCTCGTCTGATCGCCGGGGACGGTGTTCCACGTAAGATAGGTCGTCGAGGTGCTTTCCTTGTATTCGATCCCTACGTTGCCGCCGGCCTGGATAAACTCCTCAGCCGGCGCAGACCACGAGACGAGGATGCGAGGCAGCGCTGTGCCGTCCGCTTGGATCTGCTGCGTCGTTCCGTCCGCGGTCAGCGTCAGGTTCGTCGGCGCGGAGAGAGTAAACGGATTTGGCAGCGTCGTGTTCGGCGCATCGTCGACGTAAACCTCGTCATTCACCGTCCAGTCGTAGACCGTCGACGCCGTCTCGCGCATCGTCATATCAATCGCCGGCTGCGGGGGATCCCCGTCGCTCGCGAAGTTCCACTCGATGACCTCGAAGACCTTCTGGCTCCAGCCCATCTTTGCGTTGGTGATCATCACCGTATCACCGGCCCGCACTTGCATCGCCTCCAGCCGGAAGCGCGCGGTCATCGTGATCTCCTCGCGGGCGCGGCGAAGCTCGATGACGGCCAGCCGCTGCGCGCAGGAGGGCGAGGTCGTGAACGGCAGCGCCACGTCGCGCCAGTAGCGGATGCCGGCGTCCTTGGTTACGTAAGTGGTCGAAGTAATCTGCGGGAAGTCGGACGCCTGCCAGTCATTTTGCGGCGAGACATAGACGCCCTTGACTCCGTTTACACGGTCGCGAGCCGATGTCTTGGTCTGAACCATCATCGGACCGGCAAAGTGTTTTTCGGTTAGCGTAACGGTCGGAATCCGATAGCCGCCCGCGTAGACAATCACCTTGCCGCCCGAGTAGGCGATCAGGCCGCCCATCGCGGAGATCAGCTTTCCGATGTTCTCGTCGGGCGAGGCGCTCGTGTAGAGCACTCCGTTTGCCTCGTAGCGGTTCTCGTAGGTGGCCGGCGTGGTGATCGGCTTGATCTCGACTTGCTCGTCGCAGATATTCGCCGCGGCGCTGACCGCCGTGTCGTCGATCTCGGCTGCGTCCATCGCCATACCCAGCGAACTGGTCAAGTAGTCCCGCAGGCAGAGCGCAGCGTTGGCCGAATAAGCCGTCGTCGCCGTGCGCGGATCGTAGACCTTTTTGCCCTTGACCACCGCAGAGATGTTCGGGATGCCGCCGGTCCAGACTTCTTGGCTCCAGACGAGGCGCACGTAAATGTACGCGATGCCGCGGAGCCGATGGTTGCTCGTCCACTTGCCATCAGTTAGGCCCGAGGTCGCGGCCTCAAGGTTCGTTTCGACGGTCTGCGTGTCGCTGCCAAGCTTCTTGTAGATCTCGGCGTAGCCCGTAAAGCGGCCCTGGGCAGCGCTGCCCGCGCCCGTAAGCGCGAGGTCTTCGTTGAAGTAAACGTCGCCGATTTCCTCGACCTCGTGGCCTGCAATCGCGAGCACGAGGTGCAAATACTCGTTATCCGTTCCGGTTGTTGAGATGTAAACCAGCGTCCCCGATGTGCGCGTCTGGCCGTAGACTATCGCACGTGCCGACGTCGGCGACCGTATCATCTGCGTCCGATCTGACAGCGACGGATCTCCAAAACCAGGAGGCTTTTTTTGGAGAAGCTTACTAACCGCCATTGATGCTGCGGCGTAAGCAACGAACTTGACCACCGCAGATGCAATCTGCGCCGCGTATGCGACGTAGAGTTGGTAGAGATAAGCTCCGAGTTGCGGCATAATTAGAGGCGCCAGCAGACGGCACCGTCGAGGTCGAGGAACCCAAGCCCATCTCGGCCAACGAAGGCGGCAGCGTTACCCACGCAGACGCCCAGCCCGATGCCGTTTCCGACGTCGCGGGCGATCACGTCACCGCGGCGAGCAAGGCCGATCTGCGTCGGCTCGAGCCCAAGCTCGCGCGCCAGTTCCAGAATCCCTCCGGCCTTGTCGATGATGCGCTGCGCGCCGATGCCGCTCGAATAGGTGCCGCGGTAGTGCGCCGCGGGATCTCGGCCAGTTGCCCGCGCGACCCAGTCGGCCGCAAATAGACAGCAGTCATTCGCGCCCCACGCGAACGGCTGGCTGCGCCGCTCCTCGATGAAGCGCACAAGCTCCGCGGGAATGTCGGCAGCCTTCATTCGTACTCTGCGGGGATTGTCTTATCGCCAGCGTTCCAATCCGTTTGCTGGGCTTGATTCGGGTTTCCCCAGTAAATTGACTTTTCTTGGATCGCGGTCACGAACTCCAGACCGAGATCGCCGGGGAACAAAGTCGCTTGCTCCTCGTGCGTGTATCGCACCTCGCGCGGTCGCTTGAAATCAACCAGCCGATTCTCGGCCGTCATCGTGATATCGGCGGACTGGCCGTTGTCCGAGATCTGCATCACGTCCATTCTCCCCTGGAAGACGGTCACCGGCGAAGAGATTAGCGTTCCGGCTGTGGTCGAGAGAGCGCCGAAGAGCACCGTGCACTCTCGGCCCTGGTAATCCTCGGTCAACGCAAGCGCGATGTTTGCGGTAGGCACGCCCGAGAGCCGCATTGAGATGCCGCGGGCTGCGAGGTCGGTTGTCTCCTCAATCGGGGAAATGGTGCCGAGGGTTCCGATGCCGAGATATGGCGCGCCGCCGTAAGTGATCGTACCGTAGCCGCTCCAAAGGCGCGTGTACGCCGAAGGGAAACTAAGCGAGACGAGGATGACCGGCGCCAGCTGCACCGTCGTCACCTCGCTCACCATATCGGCCGAGAGCGTGCGGCCTGCGGTTGTAATGCTCATTGCGCGACGTCCTCCACGATGGAAAAGGTGATGCCGTAGATGCTAGCTAACTCAATCGACCACTCGGTGCGAGACTCGGCCAGCCGAAAGACGCCCTTGGCGTTCGAGTAGGTGATCGCGGTGCCTCCGGTGTAGCTTGAGCGCAGGACCGGGAATAGATCGACGCTGCTCGAGGAATTGACCTGGACGACTTTGTAGAGCGACGTCGAGATCTGGAGCCAGTCTCCCACCGCGAAGGTGCCGGTCGCGCCGGAGATGCCGAGAGTCGAGGTGTTGGCGGTCGCGCTGCTGACGGTCAGCGTGCCGGTCACGTTGCCCCGCGCTGAGGTGTTGGCGTAGTCCTGGAAGTAAAATGT